CGCCTATGTCAACCGTGACTTCCTCGGCGCACGCCTTGAACCGCAGGACATCGCCGCGCTGCTGTCGCTGTACACCGCTGGCACCATCTCGCAGGAGACATTGCTTCGCGAGCTTGCCGAAGGCGACGTGTTGGGCGATAACTTTGATGTGGACGAGGAGCTGGAGGCCACATCCAATGCGGGGCTTGACCTATCGGATGCTGGACGTCCTGACAGACTGGTTGATAGCAGTGATGATCTGGGTGGAGCCGAAGAAACCGAGGAAGCCTGAAATTGATTACACCATGTGCGAGCTGCCGGATAACATCTTGGCCATTGTGCGCATGAAGTACTACAAAGGCGGTAAGGCTGATGAGGTAGACCAAGTGGTGCTGTACGAAGACGGCCAAAATGGCTATGAGGCCTTTGCAGCAGCGGTTAACGGCGCCCTTGCCCGTGGTGCTGATGTAAGCATCAGGTCGCAGTACCGCCCCGATCAGCTAGGCATCATCTAATGTCAACACCAGAATCGCTATACCGCAACGCCATTGACCTAAATAGGTTTAGCAATAGCGTTGGCCGGCGCATCATCAATGCTTACAACGACATCATCATTGATGCGGTCAATCAGCTCCGCACTATTGATGAGCTAGCCGCTCCGGTCAAGGCTGCCAGACTGCGGGCGATCCTTGCGCAGCTAAAGGACAGCCTTGCAACCTGGGCTGGTGACGCAACCGAAATAACCGCAACCGAGCTGCAAGGCATCGCGCAGTTGCAGTCTGAGTTTGTGGCCGATCAGCTGCAACATGCATTGCCTGCTGGCGCTCGTGATGCAGTGCGCACCGTTGAGATCAGCCCGCAGTTTGCGCAGTCGGTGGTCACAACTGACCCAACCCAAATCAACGTGGTGGCGCTTAGTGATGACCTGTTCGCCGCAGTGCAAGGCGCACCGGCAACGTTCAGCCTGACCGCTGCCCAGGGTGCCACCATCACACTGCCCAATGGCGAGGTGGTCAGCAAGGCGTTCCGTGGCATCGCTGTTGACCAAGCCGAGCGGTTTTCGCAGGTGGTCCGGCAGGGGCTGCTAACCGGCGAGCCGACTCCTGCTATTGCTAAGCGCCTGATCGGCAGCCTGCAGTTTGGCGAGGAAGCCAAGACTGTCAAGCAGCTGATTGCCGCAGGCGGGCAGGCAACAGCCGTAGCCGATAATCAGGTCATCGCCTTGGTGCGGACGAGCATCAACCAGGTAGCCAATACCGCCAGCCAGCAGGTGTACGAGGCAAACCAGGACATCACACCGCGATATCGCTACGTCGCAACGCTTGACACCCGCACCAGTGCGATCTGCCGGGCGCTGGATGGCCGTGAGTTTGAATACGGCAAAGGACCAACGCCGCCGCAGCACTTCAACTGTCGCAGCACGACCGTTCCGGTGATCGATTATGACGCCTTAGGCTTTGCCCCGCCGCCGCCGAGTAACCGCGCTGCAGCAGGCGGCATGGTGCCGGCAAATGAGTCCTATGGCCAGTGGCTTGCCAAGCAAGACCTGCCAACCAAAGCTAAGGCGCTCGGTGCAAACAAGGTTGCCTACTTCGACAAGCTGTCGGCTAAGTACGGACCCAAGGACGCCATTGCCAAGCTGGTCCGCGACGATGGGTCAGAGCTAACCTTAGACCAGTTGCGGGCTCGATACGGTGCCGTTAAAGAAAGGTAGCTCACAGAAAACCATCTCAGCCAACATCAAAGCTGAGATGAAGGTCGGCAAGCCGCAAAAGCAAGCCGTCGCCATCGCCCTGTCCAAAGCCGGCAAAACCCGTAAACCCAAAGGTAAAAAGTGATGCCTAAGTACACCGGACCAGCCAAGCCTCAAAAGCCCATGCCTAAGAAAGGAGGCAAGAAAAAGTGAAACGCGGCGACCGTGTTAGCTGGAACTACCAAGGCACGCGCACCTTTGGCGTGATCACCAGCATTGGCGGTGAACGGGCGACCATACCAACGCAAGGCGGCGGTAGCGTCACCCGCGTTGGCAGCATGGACGACCCCATCGTGCGGATCAAGTCCGAGTCAACCGGCAACGCTGTCATCAAAAAGCGGTCAGAGCTGAAACCTGCACCACGGCGATGATTACCTATCGCGGCGAGGAGTTTGAGGGTTACAACAAACCCAAGCGGACGCCTAAGCATCCGACTAAATCGCACGCGGTACTGGCCAAGGATGGCGAAACCGTCAAGTTGATCAGGTTCGGCCAGCAGGGGGTATCTGGCTCACCACCACGAACAGGAGAAACAGCAGCAGCGAAGGCCAGACGGGCATCATTTAAAGCAAGGCACGCCAGTAACATTGCTCGTGGGAAGATGTCGCCGGCGTTCTGGGCGGACAAGGTGAAATGGTAGCCCGCTCCTGCTGGTGAATCCAGTCCTTTAGCTCAGTGATGTACTGCCGCAACTCATGCGCCTTAGCGGCGTGCCAGCCGTTGCCGGTGCTGCGGTACAGGTGCTCATGCCGGTCGATCGCATCTAGCGCCTGCTTGATCAGTGCATTCCACGGGCCGCGTATTGGTGTATCCCATTCGCGTGCCATTATCGGCATAGCTGGTACGATGACAGCGTAATTAAGCCTGCGGCTTATCCATGTCCGATGAAACACAAACCCAGGAGCCTGCGGCTACCGGGGGTGACAATAACGACGCATTGCAACGCAGTGTGGAAGCGCTTGAGCGCAAAAATAAAGAGCTGATTGCAGAATTGCGTGCTGCCAAAAAGACGCCAGCATTGCCTGATGGGGTTGATGTCAATGAGCTGTTGGAGTTCAAGCGCAACCACGAGCAACAGCAGCTTGAATCGCAAGGCAAGTATCAAGAGGCGCGACAAGCTCTGGAGCAGCAGTTCCGTGAGGCGACGTCGGAAAAGGACCAGCGCATTGCCGCATTGGAAAGCCGCGTCCGTGAGTTGGAACTGGTCACGCCAGCGGTGACGGCTCTAGCTGACATCGTGCATGACCCCGACCTGGTGCTAAAGACCAAGCTGAGCGCTGATCAGATTGAGCGTGACCCTGACGGCACCGTGGTAGTGGTTGATGGCTACCAGCGCACACCCGTCAGCGAGTGGGCAAAGACGCTGCCGGCATGGATGCAAAAGCAACCCAAGCCGCAGGGCAGCGGCGCACCATCGGCTGGCGCCAGCACTGGCGGCATCCCGGCAGGCATGGCAAACCCATTCAGCCGCGATAGCTTCAACCTGACTGAGCAGGCACGACTGTTCCGCACTGATCGTGATTTGTACGATCGCATGAAAGCAGCAGCTAACCGTTAAGCTATTGCCAACCGGCTGCGCTGGTGCTTTGGGCTGCGCCCACACCGTAAACCATTTCCCCGAGATGAATCATGGCGACTCTTCGCTCTGACATCATCATCCCAGAGGTTTTTACGCCTTACGTCATTGAGCAAACCACGCAGCGTGATGCCTTCCTGGCTAGCGGTGTGGTGCAGCCCCTGGCGGAGCTGAATGCAACTGAGGGTGGTGACTTTATCAACGTCCCCTTCTGGAAAGCCAATCTGTCCGGTGACTTTGAGGTGCTGACCGACAGCAGCTCGCTGACCCCCGGCAAGATCACTGCTGACAAGCAGGTCGGCGTCATCCTGCACCGTGGCCGTGCTTTTGAGGCTCGTGACCTGGCAGCCCTGGCTGCTGGTGCTGATCCCATGGCCGCCATCGGCGCCAAGATCGCTGACTACGTTGCCAACCAGCGTCAAAAGGACCTGCTGTCCTGCCTGGCCGGCGTGTTCGGCGCCCTGGGCAATAACGCGACTGCTCCCTTTGTGGACCTGTCGATCGACGGCCTGACCGCTGACACTCCGACTGTTCTGAGCCCCCGTCACGTTGCCGAAGCCCGCAGCCTGCTGGGCGATCAAGGCGACAAGCTGACTGCCATCTGCATGCATTCCAAGGTCTACTACGACCTGGTTGAGCGTCGTGCTATTGATTACGTCAGCACCGCTGAGGCTCGTGGCACCACCACAACCCAGTCGGGCGGTTCGATGGTTGCCGCTTACGGCGGCGAAGTGAACGTGCCGACCTACATGGGTCTGCGCGTGATCGTGTCTGACGATGTGCAGACCGACGGCAGCGGCGCCAGCACCGAGTACGCCACCTACTTCTTTACCCAGGGCGCTGTTGCCTCCGGCGAACAGCTTGCAATGCAGACTGAAACCGACCGTGACATCCTCGCCAAGAGCGATGCCATGTCGATCGACCTGCACTACTGCTACCACCCTGTTGGCGCTAAATGGGGCGTCACCACGGTCAACCCGACCCGCGCTCAACTGGAGACCATCACAAACTGGTCGAAGGTGTACGAGACCAAGAACATTGGTATCGTTCGCGCCACCAACACCTCTAACTTCGATTGAGGTAACTAACCATGGCACAACCTTCCCAGTTTGAACTGTCTACAGAGCAGTACATCGTTGCTGACCACTACATCGCCTCTTCGGTGGCTGATGTGCAGTTCTTCACCGCTCCGGTGAAGTGCCAAGTGGTCAGCATCCGCGAGGTGCATGCCGTTGCTGGTGATGACGGATCCGCTGTCACCGCTACGATTCGTCGTTGCCAAGGCACCGAAGCTGCCACCGCTGGTGATGACCTGCTAGGCGCCACCAAGATCAACCTCAAGGGCACTGCTCTTACTGAGCAGAAGTTCGATGCTGCTGATTCTGGTGAGCTGACCAGCACCACCGCCAACCTGACCCTGGAGGCTGGCGACCGTCTGTCTCTGGATGTGACCGGCACCACCACCACCCTGGCTGGTGTGATCCTCAGCGTGCTACTGAAGCGCGTCTGATGGGGCTGTTCGCTTTCCGGCGACTGCGTGAAAAGGAGGCTGCTGCTAACGCGGCGGCCTCTCTTTCTATGCCAGAGCCAACTCCTACACTGACCCCAGAGGTCCAGACCGATGGCAGTAGTAATCGACGCAACAGTGGGCGGCGCAAACGCCAACAGCTACCTGACACTGGCGGAAGCGACAGCGATCATTGATGGGTTTGTCGAGAATCCAGACGTGCAGCACTGGAACAGCGGCAACACCGACAGCCGCAACCGAGCGCTGTTTACTGCAACGCAACGGCTAGACCGCGAACGGTTCCTTGGTGCGCGCGCTACTGATACCCAAGCACTGCAGTGGCCGCGTACAGGCGTGCGTAAGCCTGACACCTATATCAATACCTACGCTGTAGGGTTTCCGTTCCGCATCACGACGGATTATTTCACTGACACCGAGATCCCAACGCAGATCAAGTATGCGCAGGTGTTGCTGGCGGTCTATCTGCACAACAACACCAGCGGTCTTGACCTGAGCGGCCTTGAGGATTACAAAAACGTTAAGATCGGCAGCCTTGACGTGACGCCTAACCTTGGCTATGGCGCTGTTGGTGCCGACCGCGTGCCGCCGTTGATGGAAAGATACCTGACTGGGCTTAGAATCAGTGGACCAGGCAACTTCTCAATTCGCCGGAGCTGATCATGGGTTACAAGTACCCCGGTGCTGAATACATCAGCGACACTGTTGCTCACACTGGCCGCTTCGGCAAGATTGTATCGCTTGAGGCCAGCACTGTGATTAGCAGCCTGACCGCACTGGACTACACCGGCAATGCGCTGACCTCAGTGGTGCTGGACCCTAGCTGCGAGCTGGAAGGTGTGTTTACCAGCATCACACTGGCAACTGGTTCCGTCGTCGCTTATCGCCTCTGATGGCGCTTGCTGATTCGCTGCGATCAGTTGCCAGCAAAGTGATGGCAAGGTTTGGCGGCGATGTGACGATTCGCATCGTGACGCCTGGGGCCTACAACACCACCACTGGCGCCATCACCGAGTCAGTTTCTGACACCGGCATCAAGGGCGTGCTTGAAGATGTCAGCGTGCGCGAGGTCAACGAACTGGTACAGGCAGGCGATAAACGGTTGATCGTGGCTGCGTTGGACCTAAATGGCACAGTGCCTGACACGGTTGACCGTGTGGTGATCAACAGCATCAGCCATCAAATCATTCGCGTTGACACGATCGAACAGGACAACACAGCGATCACTTACGAACTGATCCTGAGGGCATAACGATGGCACGCCGCATCAACCTAGCCGACATCGGCAACTACAGTTTGCAGAAGTACGAGCAGTTGCTGCGTGTCACGGTACTAGAAACTGACAGACGGCTTAAAGAGGCTAGTCCGGTTGATACCGGCAGATTGCGCCTTGCGTGGTCCATCAGCGAGCAGGGCACGCCCGGCTACGACCCTGGCCCGCAAAGTGGTGTTGCTGGCATTGCACCACCGCGTCGGCTTGACTATCAAGTTGAGCGGGCAGGCAATGTGTACCACATCCATAACAGCTTGCCCTACACCGAGCCTGTGCTGTATGGCAACAATCTGCCAGCATCATGGCAGGGGCAGTGGCGCTCCAAGAACAATCAAATCACCAAGGGATACCCGGACATCATCGCCCGCGAGATGACCGCATGGGCGCGGCAGCAAGCTGACCGCATCAGGAGGCAAGACTAATGGCTGCTGCAAACCTCAACACCATCCGCGCCACCATTGAGGCACGATTAACGGCTGAGCTGACCAGCCTCACGACGACATACACTCAAACCGGCACTGTCGTTACGATCAACGCCACTGCGCACGGTTACTACGTCGGCCAGTCGCTGACGTTGGACTACACGTCTGGCGGCGGCGTTGACGGCACGTTCACTGTGGTCACCACAGCAACCAACTCTTTTACCGTGACTGCTGCCGGTGCGTTGACAACCAGTGGCAATGTCACAGTGGTTAGCTCGCTGGGCAGCACCTTGCCGGTTGTCTTCCACAACCAGCCGTACATTTCAACGCCCGGCAGCTCATGGGTGCAGTGCCTGGTCAGCTTTGGCAACAATAACTACCTGACCATGGGCGGCACCACTGGCAGCAGCAACAGCGTCATTGGTGCCATCGTGGTCAATATCTTTACTGCTAAGGGCGTTGGCCCTGGCGCTAACTACACAATTGGTAAACGCATCAGAGACCTTTACAATAGACAAGTAGTCAGCGGCGTCCATTTTGACCCGCCCACTGGCCCAGAGGTGGTGGCTGCGCCAGCTCCTGAGGGTTACTTCCAAACACAGGTCAGAATGACCTTTGAAACCTTCGAGGATCTCTAGCCATGGCTTTTTACCGAGGGCAGCAAGGCAGCGTCAAGTTTGACGATGGCGGCGCTACCGGCGTCACCATTGCCAGCACCCGCTCATGGTCTCTGACCGTTGAGAAGGAATCACTCGACACCACCGCGCTAGGCGCCACTTATCGCGCTAATGTCGGCGGCCTGATCAGCGGCAGCGGCACCGTCGAGGTGCTTTACACGGCCAGCAGCGCTGATGAGACGAACGCTTTTATCGAGCATGTCAACACGGCCACCGATGAAGGCACAGCCCTGTTTGAGCTGTTCCTCGACGCCGGTGTTGGCGCCAAAAAAATCAGCTTTGATGGTGTCATCACATCTGCTGAATACTCGGCTACCGTTGGCGAAATCGAAGTGATCACGGTCAACTTCGTTACCAACGGCGCCATTACCCTGGACATCTGATCATGGCTTTTTATCGCGGGCAACAGGGCACGGTATTTTTTGACAAGGCTGGTAGCGGCGGCCTGTCTGAGATTGCTGCGGTCCGGTCTTGGACCATGACCGTCGAGAAGGAATCGCTTGACGTGACCGATCACGGCGACACCTACCGCGCCAACGTGGGTGGCTTGATCAGCGGTTCTGGCACCATTGAGCTGATGTATGACGCCCCAGGTTCTGGCGACAAGCTGGACCTGATCAAGGACGTCAATCAAGCCACCGATGAAGCTGATGCAGCATTTGAGCTGTATCTGGACGAAACCGGCGGCAAAAAGATCACCGGCACGCTGGTGGTGACAGGTTCCGAGTATTCCGCTACTGTGGGCGAAATCGAGATCGTCTCGGTTAATTTCGTTACCTCTGGGGCACTGACCCTTAGCATCTAATGCCTGCCGCCCAACGTCCGGTTGACCTGCTCACCGGAGCCTTTGACCTCAATCAAAGGCGCAAGTTTGAAGTGAAGACAGATGCTGGCGACGTGGTGATGGTGCTTTATTTCAAGCCCATCACCCGCGCTGACCGCAAAAAAGCATCTGCATTGACCGGCACTGATGAAGCGCTAGACGTTAGCACGCAACTGCTATGTCAGATTGCTGAGCTTGAAAACGGCACCAAAGCGTTTGCACCGGCTGATGCGGCCAAGCTGCAACGCGAGCTGCCTGAGCGCGTCCTGAACGACCTAGAGCTGTTCTTGTTCGGCCTTGGTGATGGCGCAGGATTTGAAGAGGCAAAAAAAGACTAGAGGAAGACTCGTGGTTGTTCTTCGAGTTCTTCCTCGCAACTGAGCTAGGCATGACGATTAGCCGTTTGCGTACCGAGCTAACTGATGCAGAATTTACGCACTTTGCCGCATACTATGAAGTCAAAGGCAGACGCGAGAAAGCGGAAATGGATAAGGCCCGCCGGCGGTAGACTGCCGCTATAGGGAGGTGTTGCCGTGGCCGTTTCGGTTGTTGATATTCAGGTAAACAGCCAGAGTGCTGTAAGGAATCTTCAGCAGGTTGGCGCAGCATCTAAAGCAGCACAGGCCGGCGTCAGTGGTTTAAAGGATGCTGTAACTGGCCTGCTTGGCGCATTTACGGCTGTCACTGCTGCCAAGTTTGTATTTGCCAAGACGGCAGAACTTGAATCACAAACCCGCAGCCTGCAGGTGCTGACGGGTAGCGCACAGCAAGCAAAGCAAATCATTCAAGAGTTGCAGCAGCTTGGTGCGGTAACGCCATTTACCAGCACTGAACTGATTGATGCAGCCAAGCGTCTGCAGGCTTTTGGCGTGCAGGCCAACAATGTTGTAGAAACCACCCGCAGGCTGGCCGACGCATCAGGTGCAACTGGTGCTGAGCTGCAGGGCTTGGTGACCGCCTACGGTCAGGTCCAGGCCAAGGGCAGGCTGCAAGGCGAAGAGCGTGGCATCGCGCTGCAGGAAGAGCTGCGCAAGATGTATGGGATGACCGGCGAGGAGTTCCAAAAGGCTCTAAGTAAAGGTCAGATCAGCGCTAAGGCTGTTGAGGTAGCACTGCAGCGGCTGACCAGTGCCGGCGGCAAATACGCCAATGGTGCTATTGCGCAAAGCGATACGCTAAATGGCAAACTCAGCACCTTGCAAGATGGCGTCGATGCGCTAGCTCGACGGATTGGCACAGCGCTTACCCCAGCGCTAAAGGCCATTTTCAATCAAGCGATCGCAGTTGTTGATGCGATCAATGCTGCATTGTCTGCCGGCAGGGGGGGCGGCTTTACGAGGAGCGTTGCAGGCGCCCGTCAGTTTTTGAATATCGGCGCCACATCGCAAGCAGTCGACAATATCGCCAAAGGTGTTGGTCAGGTTGGTTCGCAACGCAACAAAACAGGCATTCAGCAGAACCTGCAAGCATTGCAGCAATATCAGCGCCTGCTGCAAAGCGTTGGCCCTAATGATCCAAATGCAAATCGCGCTGTTCAGCTACAGGGCACAATTTTGCAAAAGATAAATCAGAATCTTGCGGCTCAAAAACAACTGCAGGCAGGTGCAAAACAAACTGACAAATTATTTACCGCTCCGCCATTAGGTGCTGGCACAGGCGGCGCCGCAAAGGGTGGTGGCGGCAAGTCTGCTGACAAGCAAGCTAAAGAAATCAAAGACATCACAGCGCAAGAGCTTGAGTTGCGGTTGCGGCTTGGTATTGCTCAGCGCACCCAGAACGAGCAGCAAGAGGCTTACTACAATAAGCAACTTGCAATTCTGCAGGCCAGTCAGCAGGAGATGGGGCCTAATGAACGCAAGGCGGCAATCTTTGAAGCAGTGGTGCAATATGCAGAGCGGCTGCGCACGATTGAAGATCAGCGCAACAAGGAAACGCTGCCTGAATACATCACCAAACTGACAACCGCAGCATCTGGCTATGCCTCAGTGCTGGAATACTCCAAGCAGCTAACCGAAGAACAAAAGCGACAGCAGGCACTGGCTGACGGGATTAGCAATACGGTTGGCCAAGGGATGACATCTGCCTTTAACGCATTGATTCAAGGCAGCCAAGATTTCAATAGCAGCCTGCGGCAGATTGCATCTGGCGTGTTGATCGACATTGCCAATCAACTCCTGCAGGTATTTGTCATCCAAAAGGCCATCAATGCAATTAGCGGTTTGTTTGGCGGCAATCGCGGTGGCTTTGCATCAGGCGCCAGCTTCAACCCCGGCGCCTTCGGCATGGCGTCAATCGTTCCTGGCCTAAGCGGCGTCGGCAATTTCTTTGGTGGCGCTAGAGCCAACGGCGGCACCGTGATGGGTGGCAAGGGCTACCTCGTTGGCGAGCGGGGCCCTGAATTGTTCATGCCAGGCCGCAGCGGTGGCATTGCACCAACTGGCAGCTTTGGTGGCGGCGTTAATGTGGTGGTCAACGTAGACGCAGGCGGGACCAGCGTGGAAGGCAACGAGCCGAACGCCAATCAGATGGGTAGGATCATCGGCGCTGCAGTGCAGGCCGAGATCGTTAAGATGCAACGTCCTGGCGGTCTGCTGGCAGGTACACGCTGATGGCTACGTTCCCTGCGATCACCCCTGCATATGGCGCTGAGAAGCGCAGCGCACCCAAGCGGCGTGTGGTGCAGTTTGGCGATGGCTACGAGCAGCGTCTCACCTATGGCCTGAACCAGAACCCCAAGGAGTGGTCCCTGACCTGGAACAACATCAGCGAGGCCAATGCGGATACTATTGAAGCCTTCCTTGATGCTCGCGCTGCTGATAGCGCTTCCTTTGACTGGACGCCGCCTGATGAGTCAACCGCTTACAAGTGGGTATGCGACAGCTGGAGCAAGTCCATCCCGTACGCCGGCAGGGCGATAATTAACGCCACCTTCCGCCAAGTGTTTGAGCCCTAATGGCATACGCAGCTTGGGCTAGCAGCACCGCCTACAGCGTTGGCGCAATTGTCCGTGCAACGTCCGTACAGGCCACAGGGCTTGTCTTTCGCTGCACTGTTGCAGGCACATCAGCTAGCACGCAGCCAGCATGGCCGACGGACATCGGCAGCACGATCGCAGACGGCGGCGTCACATGGGCAGCGATCAGCAGCGTCTACGAAGAGCTATCGGTCCTGGGTCCGAACGCGATCATCGAGCTGTTCGAGCTGCAGCTTGACACCACGCTGCATGGTGCAAGCACGACGTACTACTGGCATAACGGCGTCAATGCCAACGTGACTGGCGACATCGTTTTCAACAGCAATACCTACGTCAGGCTTCCAGTTGAGGCGACGGGGTTCGACTACAGCAGCTCTGGCAGCCTGCCGCGCCCGACGCTGCGGATCAGCAACCTGTTCAGCGACATGACCACGCTGCTGCTGCTGGTCAATGCGACCACACCCGGCAACGACCTGGGCGGCGCGACAGTGCGACGGATCCGCACGCTGAAGAAGTTCCTCGACGGGGAATCAGCGGCAGACCCTAATGCCCGCTTCCCGACGGAAATCTGGTACGTCGATCGCAAGTCCAACGAGAACCGCGATCTGGTTGAGTTCGAGCTGGCCAGCAAGTTTGACCTGGCCGGTGTCATGCTGCCCCAGCGGCAGATCATCGCCAACGTGTGCCAGTGGAAGTATCGCGGCGCGGAGTGCGGATACACCGGCAGCAGCTACTGGAACGTAAACGATCAGCCTGTTGGCACCCTGGCGGCTGACGTCTGCGGCAAGCGGGTGGAGAGCTGCAAACTGCGGTTTGGGGCGACGGCTGAGCTGCCGTTCGGAAGTTTCCCTGGGGCGGGATTGACCCAGTGATGAAGCTGACCGACACCCTCAAGGCTGACATCCTGGCGCACGCGCAGGCCGAGGATCCACGCGAATGCTGCGGCCTGATCCATGTGGTCAAAGGCCGGCGCCGGTACTACCCGTGTCGCAACATCGCCGCCACACCAGACGAGCATTTTATCCTTGATCCGGCGGATTATGCAGCAGCCGAGGATGCCGGCGAGATCGTGGCCGTGGTGCATAGCCACCCGGTGACGCAGCCAGTTCCATCAGCAGCAGATCAGATCGGCTGCAACAACAGCGGCCTGCCGTGGGTGATCGTCAACCCCAAGGCTGAGGAATGGGGCCAGTGCGAGCCGTCTGACTTTGAGCTGCCATATGTCGGGCGTGAGTTTGTTTTTGGCGTGGTGGATTGCTACAGCCTGTGCCGTGATTGGTATCAGCGTGAATGGGGTTTGGAGTTGGCTGACTTCCCGAGGCGTGATCGGTTCTGGGAGCGGGGCGAGAACCTATACTTGGACAGCTACCGCTCGCAGGGCTTCAGGCAGGTGCCGTTTGAGGAACTGCAGCACGGCGACGCGATCCTGATGCAACTGTTCTCAGGGCTGCCCAACCACGCGGCGATCTACCTGGGCGATCAGCAAATCCTGCATCATGTGCAGGGGCGATTGAGTAGCCGCGACGTGTATGGCGGTTACTATGTCAAGAGCACTGCCCTGATCCTGCGGCATGAAAGTCGTTAAGGTCTACGGCGCACTCCGCAAGCGACTCGGACAGTGCCGATTTGAGTTTGAAGTGGACACGCCCGCGCAGGCGATCAAGGCGCTGTGCGTCAACTT